TCCGTCTTTACCGTCTTTGCCATCCCTACCAGGCTCTCCTTGTGGTCCCTGTGGGCCTTGTAGACCTTCTGGGCCACGCTCTCCTTTTGGTCCTTGGATTCCACGTTCTCCTTGTGGTCCTGGAACTGCAACATACATTACATCTGGATTTTCTTCTAGACCAGAGCGATCTAAATTATCAGAATATTTTCTTTTTTTAGCGGCAGAGGGAAAGTCCATACTCTTTGCCATACGGACCAACTACTTCTTTACTTTAAAAACCTTACCGCCAACTTTAATAACTGGAGGTAGGTTATTTTTAACTGAAGTCACCTTAACTACTGGCATTACAAAATACCTCCTGGAGTTACATCGCCTAGTACACAAATTGTTCCAACTACTGGAGTCCAAGTGGTTACATCAGATCCAGCTGTTATTGTTACCTGAAGATCAAAAGGAAGCTCTGCAACAACAGTCTTAAAAGTTGCATCTCCCCAGTTTTGAGTTACTTCTCCTGGAACCTTAATCTCTACAAACCCATCATCTTCTACTACAGGTAGATCATCTAAAAAATCTCCTGAAGGATCATAAGCAGTTGCTAGAAAGGTCCAATTCGTAGTATCAAAATATGTTTTTTCATCATCTTCAAAAAACTCTACTTTTAGAGTGGCGCTATCACCACGGACGACTGACCATTGAATATTTGCTGGACTTGCACCATGCTTTTCGATAGAAGGAGCACACATAATAAAAGATTATACCATAATAATAAAGGCTGAACCCGCTAGGGGCAGTGGGG